CAATAATTTATATACATGTCATGTCGTCGCCAGACCTGCGCAGACACACTTAGAGGGAGGTAATCGCCAGTCAGCAGTTGATATGTTTCATATCAACCCGCTATCAGGTGCGCCGAATCAGGCAACCCGGCAACATGCAATGCATGACTGCTGACTACTCCGAACTACTGCGTTTAATCCTGAATCTGATCCGATTCGGCACCATTGCCGACATCAATCACGACACCCAGCGCGTGCGCGTCAAGGTCGGCGAGAACGTCACTACATGGCGCCCCTGGATAACTTTCCGCGCCGGCGACGCACAGACCTGGTTCCCGCCGTCCATGGGTGAACAGGTCATTGTGCTGTCGCCAGAAGGCGATTTCGCCAATGCCGCGATACTGCCGGCGATCTATTCCGACAAATACAAATCGCCGTCCACTAACCCGGCACACAACACAACCCGCTATAAAGATGGGACGGTCGTCCAGTACGACAGCAACGCGCATACCTTGACAGCTACGCTGTCGGACGGCACCAGCGTCGCCCTGGCGCCTGGTAAAGTCACATCGAACGCCGAAGATACGGAATGCACAGGAAACCTGCTGGTGCAAAAAAATCTGACCGTCAACGGCTTTGCGGCCCTGAATGCAGGCATGAACGTCCAGGCCGGTAAGGTAGGCGGCCCCGCCGCCGTGGTGCAAGGCATTATCCAAGCCACTCTCGACGTAGTTGCTGCCGGCATCAGTCTGGTCAAGCACCCGCACGGTGGCGTTAAAAAGGGCGAAGATGAGTCAGGTGGCCCGAAATGATGAACGCCCGTACTGGCCGCACCATGTCCCGCCTGGCGCACATCCGCCAGTCGCTGGCCGACATTCTCACCACGCCCATCGGCTCCCGCGTCATGCGCCGCACCTATGGCTCCGAAGTGCCGGAGTTAATCGACCAGCCCTTGAACGGCGCCACTGTGCTGCGCATCTATGCTGCCACGGCTTACGCTGTCCTGCGCTGGGAGCGACGCATTGCCTTGACTGGCGTGCAGTTACATCGCGGTGCTGACGGACAAGCCCGGCTGATCCTGGACGGCGTCACCAATGAGCAGAGCGTTCAACTGGATGTGCCCGTCGGTCCTGGGGCCGCATCATGAGCGCCGCTATCGATCTGTCGCAGCTGCCGGCGCCGAATGTCATCGAGCCGCTGGACTACGAAACCATCCTGGCCGCGCACTTGGTGGATCTGGAAGCGCAAGGCGTGGATCTGGACGAACTGACTGAGTCCGATCCTGCCATCAAGGTGGTGCAGCTCAATGCCTATCGTGAACTGAAGCTGCGCCAGCGCATCAACGAGGCCGCCCGCGCCCTGATGCTGGCTTATGCCGTCAAGACGGACCTGGACCACATCGGCGCCAATATGGACGTGCCGCGCTTGCAGATCTGGCCGGCAGATCCCGACAAGGGAACTCCCGCCGTCATGGAAGCCGACGAAGACTACCGTCGGCGCATCCAGTTGGCGCCGCAAGGCATGTCCGTGGCCGGGCCAGAAGGCGCGTATGTGTTCCACGCCCTGAGCGCGGACGGTCGCGTGCGCAACGCCACCGCTACCAGCCCGTCGCCTGGTCACGTAGTCGTTACCGTCTTGTCGCATGAGAGGGACGGCACACCCTCGCAGGAGCTGCTGGACATCGTTGCTGCTCATCTGGCGCAGGACGGCATTCGTCCCTTGACCGATTACGTCCTGGTGCGCAGCGCGCAAGTGATCCGTTACCAAGTGCATGCCAAGCTGTATAGCTTCACTGGCCCAGATCCGACCGTTGTGCTGATCGAGGCGAACAAGCGCATGCAGCAGTACGCCAAGGAGGCGCACCAGCTGGGCCGCGTACCGACTCATTCCGGCATAGACGCGGCGGTACACGTTGCCGGCGTCGAGCGCGTCATCCTGCTGTCGCCGACCGCAGATCCGGAAATTTCCAAGCTGGTGGCGTATTACTGCGATGACATACAGATCGAATATGCCGGCATCTGGGGCAAAGCATGACTAAGAAATTCAAATCCCTGCTGCCGCCGAATTCGACGCCCATGGAGCGGGCGCTGGAAGCCGCCACTTCCCGGATTTCCGACGTGCCTGTCCCGCTACGGACGTTGCACAATCCGGACACCATCGATATCAATCTGTTGCCCTGGTTAGCCTGGCATCGGTCAGTCGATAGCTGGAAACCCTACTGGACGGAAGAGGTACGGCGCGCCCGCGTGCGCAACGCCATGAAGATCCATCGCCAGAAGGGAACCGCCAAGGCGGTCAAGGACGTAGTTGCTGCCTTTGGCGGCTCCATCCTGCTGCGCGAATGGTGGCAAATGACGCCAATGGGCGAACCGTTCACCTTCGAGCTGGTGCTGACACTGTCCGGCGCCGGCGGCCAGTCGGCGACGGCTGAATTTGTCGATGACGTGATTGCCGAGGTCCACCGCACGAAATCGATCCGTAGCCACTTTACGTTTACCCAAGGCATCGAGACACAAGCCGCGATTGCTGTTGTTGGCGCGGCCCGTCCTGTGACCTATGCCCGTTTGAACATGACTGAAGCAAAGTAAAACTATGCCTGGACTCCAAATCATCATCACCAATGCCGGCCGCGCCGCCCTGGTCAATGCCGAGCACAACGGCACGGTGCCGCTCAAGATCACGGAGATCGGCATTACTGCCGCTGTCTTCACGGCGAGCAAAGAGACGACCGCCTTGCCAGGTCCGCGACGACAGCAGCGACACCTACACCATGCGCGGTATCGGCTATTGGTTGAGCAATGGCGTTCTCCTGGGCGTCTACAGCCAGCCAGAACCGATCTTGCAAAAGTCGACACAGTCGATGATGATGCTGGCCGCTGACGTGGTGTTTGCCGACATCAAGGCCACATCGCTGACCTTCGGCAATGCCAATTTCACGAACCCACCGGCCACCGTCGACCGCCAGGGCGTGGTCGAACTAGCGACCATTGCCGAAACCATCGCCGGCAAGGACGGCATCCGCGCTGTCACACCCGAGGGCCTGACGCCAGCCATGGCGCATGCGATTGCCGATCATGTGGCCGTAGAAGATCCGCATCAGCAATACCTGACGCCGGCACGCGGCAATGCGCTGTATTTCCACAAGCTGCCAGCCTATACCGATAGCAACATCGACTGCGACACCTTGCTGGAAACCGGCGTGCGTGATGTGCTGGTCGCCAATGATCGGGGCGTCATTACAGCCACCAGGCTGCCCATGGGCGGCGATGGATTCGGCACCTTGAGCACAGAGAACGGCGGCCAGTTCGTGCGTCAGGTCTACACCGAGGGCGGCATTACCCAGCGCACCTGGGAGCGGACCGGCTTTCTTGGCGCCGCCACGCCATTCGAGGGCCGCCCCTGGAAGCTGATCTGGAATAGCGGCAGTCTCGCACCCGACGATTACGTCAAAAAATCCGGCGACGCCATGGGGGCGTTATCCGTTGCCGCTTCCAAGCCGGACGCAGCGTATTCCGCGTTCGCTCTGGAAATTCGTGAAGCGGCGCGGGCCACCGACGCCAAGGGGCGCGACATCAGCTATGCGCCAAAGATGGTATTTCACTGGGGCGGCGTCTGCGTGACGCAATTGCGGCTGACCGCCGGCAACGTGCTGGAGGTGGTTTCCAGCGATGGCGCCGCTTATGGTGCGCTGCAGGTCGGCAGCATCAATGCCACCTCCTCGATGACGCTCGGCGGCAAGGCCGTCTGGCATCAGGGTAATTTCGATCCGGCATCCAAACAAAACAAGCTGGATTACACGCCGGTCCGGCAAGGCGGCGGCGTCGGTCAATACACCAACTTGGTGCAGATTGGCTGGGCGGTCGGCGACGGGCTAAAGGCCACCGTGGATGTTACCGACCAAGGCTATTTTGTGTTTGGCGATAGCGCCATGCGTCTGCGCTGGGCGGGTCAACCTGGTCAGCCGCCGTGGGTATTGGGCGGCAGCAGCCAAGGCAATATCTGCGTCTTCAATCCGGCTGAATTCAGCGTCAAAAGCGCCGCCTCGGCCGGCGGCGCACAGACCGCCGAACGCATCAGCAACGGCAATACCTATATGCAATTCCAGTGGCGCGATCCTGGCGGCCAGCCTCTTTATCTATGGGGCAGCGATGGGGGTGATAGTGCACGCCTCGCTGTTATCGGCAACCTGAATGTGGCGCACGCACGCGAAGCGGACAACGCCACCAAGGTGGGCGGGGTGCCGATGCGCTTCGCTGAGAATCCGCAATCTTCCCAGCCTTACTACATCTATGGCGTCGAAGCCGGCCGCACAGAGATCACGCTATACAACCGCACGGCGCTAGCGGTTGGCTCCTGCGTGGCCGCCATGTATGCCAATCAGCTATCGGGTGCGGGCTTGCAGCGCGGCAGTGTCGGCAGCTATGAGCTGATCAAGAACAAGAGCACCAGCGGCTTGCCCGGCATCTGGGAACAGCGCGGCCAGGTGTACGACTACGGGTCGGGCGCCGTCGAAGGCAATGAATCAAGTGCAGTGTTATGGCAAAGGGTAGCGTAATGGCAACGAAGAAAAAAACCAGCACAGCGGACGCAGCAGTCGAGAGCGCCGAAGAACAAACAGCCGCGCCGGCATTCACGCTGCCGGACCTGCCACCGCCGGTCTTGACCGAGCCGCTGCCGGCGCCGACCTTGGCGCCAGCCGAGGAACCGGAACCGGTCAACCCGTTTGCCTACAGCGATATCAAAGATGTCATCCGCCTGCCGATTGGTTTCCAATGTTCCGTGAAATTCGACGCCTGGGGCGACTACGCGACGTTCGTGGCACGCGCCGATGATGTGGAGGCACACGGCCGGGCGATCCATGCCGCGTGCGCATCCATGAAGGCAGCCAACGTACCGAATTACGTCCCGAACGATG